GCGTTGTTCGGGCTTGGAGCCTTAGACTGTCTAATGTCTTCCATAGAAGTGCTTCTCGTACACTACCGTCTGGGTTTCATAGCCAAAAGTCTTTGCGTGTTTCTTCCAGCCGGGCCGGCCAAAAAACTCCACGCCCCAACAACCTTGATCTCGAGCAAACTGCTCCATCGTCTTGTGCATCTGCTCTTCGACCAGCGCCTTCGTATGTGGGCGCATGGCGCAGTGATGCACTTGGAACATGAACTTTCTAGGATACCGCTTGACCTCTGTCAGAAGGTATCCGTGGATCACTCCGGTGTCAGTGTCGATGACTATCCAAAGTTGAGACTGTGGAGCCAGCGCAAGACGCGCGATGTCATCCGCGTCCATGCGGCCTTCAGTCCATTCCACTGATTCTTGCACCAGAGCTTGAATGCAGCCCAGTGCTTCAAAAATGCGGCCCGGTGGGACATGTTGAACCTCAACCTGCATTAGAACCGAAGATAGCTCAACTCGGCGACCGGCGCCTCTGGGCCAGTGCGATAGTCAGGCATCACTGCCGGCGCAAGATCTGGCGCGGGCTGCACAAACGGCTGCACCTCTGGGCGAGTGCGGAACGGATTGCGCGGACGCTGTCGGCGCGGCTGCGGCTGCCCTCCAAGACCAAACGCACCGCCGTAGTATTGCTGCATGAACTGGTTCGCGACCGAGTCATTGATGGTCGGTTGCTGCGGAGGCAGGTAGCCGAGGCCAACTTGACCGTATCCGCCAAACTGATTGTATCCGCCCATGCCGCCGCCCATGCCACGGCCGCCAAAGCTGGTGCCGTAGCCGCCGCTGAACGGATTACTAAAGCTCGAGCCAAACGGATCGGTGTAGCCGGTGCTGTAATCACCACCAAAGCCCATCTGAGCATACGGGTTCGACATGCCGTAGTTGCTCATGCCAAACGGATTGTATTGGCCGCTGTAGCCGCCCATGCCGCCAGTTTGATACGGATTGTACGAGCCGTACATCCCGCCCATACCGCCATAGCCGCCCATGCCGCCCATGCCGTAGCTGGGCTGCTGCGAATATCCGTAAGACGCGCCGGTGCTCATATCTGCCTCACTAGACCAAAGGTGGAGCCGGTTGCGCCGGCGGGATAACGATCTCAGGGATCACAGGTTGCTGCGTGCTCGGCGTTGCTATGCGAGGCGCACGCATCATGTCATGGATGTGTTGCAGGTCGACCTGCGCGCCGTACTTGAGCTGCGTCTCGTAGGCTTGCAGCATCAACTGCGCTTCGGTCTTGTCACGCTCGCGATCGTCTGCGAGCAGCATCTTCTGGCGATCCAGTTCCAAAGCCGCGGCCTTGTTCTGGATGTCAGCCTGAATCTTCTGCGTCTCAACCTGCGCCAGAATCTGCGCCGGATCAGGCGGCGGCGGAGGCGGAGGCGGCTGCTGCACCATCGCAGGATTGGTGAAGAAGTCGGCCGCATTCTTAAAGCCCGACGCCTCGACCAACTTGGTGAGCGTGTTGTAATACTGAACCGGCGTCACGAGCGGGTTCTGTGGGCCAAGCGTCTGCAAGATCTGCTCTTGCTTCTGCGAGATGGCCGTGAGCGTCGCGACGCGCTGCTCTTCCGTACCACCGCCAAGTGCGACGTTGATCTCAACGTCCATCTCTGCCTGCCAACCTCGCGGGTCAATCGGCACCCACTGATTACGAAGGCGCACCACCCGTGGGCGATCTTGGTTTTCAGTGACCAGCTTGAGAATGCCCTTGAACAGGGCGCGCATCCCGGTCTCGGCGAAGATACGGGCGATCAGCTCAAGATGCTGCTGCGCGGCGCTGACGGTCGCTGCGACCGCCGCACGGGTAGTGCTCTGGAGTGCGCCAGCGTCTAATCCCATCGCAGCCTTGGACATGCCGGTGCGCGTCTCGCGAACCTCGTCCAGATAGCCGAGCATGGGGAATGCCGCTTGACCCACAAATGGGACAGAGAACGGCTGAACCATCCCTGGGGCACGCTGTCTAATCACGCCCCCGACTTCGGTGTTCAGCACGTCATCCATGTTGACCTGCCCCTCGACCACGCCCACTCGAGGGTGGATGGCGAGCGACAGAGAATCGAGCATGTTGCGCATGACCGCAGACTTAATGCGCTGCAAGTCAGCCGTCATGTCAAAGATTGACAGACCAATGAGCGCGTGCGGCTCTGGGTCTGGGCAGAACAGGGCGAAGGGACGATGCGAGCAAGGCTCGTTCATCACCACCTTGTAGCCGTGGCCGATGGTGCAGATCTTGCGAAGCTCTGCGATGCCGTCTTTGTCGTAGTCGATCGGGATATAGGCCTCGACATAGAGCACGCGCTTGTCATCTTGCGTGCCGCCGGGGCCATAAGCCTGCGCATACGGGTTGCGAGCCAAATACTCATCGTTGGTGTCTAACTCAAAGACGCCAGCCTGCTCTTCAACTTCGTCTTTGTTGTAGCCGAGCGCGACCAGATCCGACACCGTCATCATGCGACGATGCGCAACGATGGTGGCGTCGTGGATGCCGGTGGCGCGGCGGTCAATCAAGAACTCTTCGGGCGGGACTGCTTCAACTCGCACTCGACCGTCGCGCATCTCGCGCTTCAACTCAACCGAATAAATCTGCGGCGCAGAATACGGCTGACCCGTCATCGGGTCGAGCATCGGCTGACCCGTCATCGGGTCGACAGGCGGCTGGAAGCTCGGATCATCCTCTGAGCCAATCGCCGAGCCGACCACATCGGGCTGATCCAGAAGTAGGGTTAGTGATGTCTCATCGAGGCCGGTGTAGTGCTCAGTCTTGATCTTGGTCTTTTCTTCCCAACAGAACTTGACGATGCCGAGCGCACCACGCAGGGCATCCTTGAATGCGGAATGCAGGACTAGGAAGCCGTTGTTGTCGCTCTGGAAGATGTAATTGATGTAATCGGTCGCCTGCTCGGCTGACGCAATATCTTCAGGGCCACGCGGTACAAACTCGACCACCTTGGAGGAGCCGAAGAAGACGCGCATGAGCGAGGGCATGATGCCGTTGATGGTGTCGCGCACATCGGTGCTGACAACCTGCGAGCGCCCCTCTTCTTCGTTTCCAAACGGCTCGCCGCGATAGTATTCAATGGCACGGGCACGAGCCGGAGACAGGTCGTTGTCTATAAACGAGACGGAGTCGACCAGTTCAGCCTGAATGATGGACTGCAACTCAGCCTCATCCATAGGCTCATTCAGGCCGAGCGCCGCCTCTGTCTTCTCGATCATTGACCCGTCAGAGTAGTTCACAGACCGCCACCCGTGCCGAAATTATCCCTCTCCTATTGTGACGCGAGCAGCGACGCAACCTGTACCGGGTGCAGTTCGCAGATCCATGCCTCCTTGTCCATCACACCAAACGAGAACACGAAGTGCCCGCGATGGCTGGTCAGACCTGCGCAGAACTCCACCGTCTCGTCACGGAAGAAAAACTCACGTCCGACCTGCACCGGAATGAAAAGGTCGTTGAAGGTGACAAGGCGATGTGCATAGACGTGCTTGCCGCGCTGCTTCTGGCGCTGGTGCACTACCCCGAGCCACCACTCGCCAAAGCGGATCAACTGCGACGATCCAGACCAGCCCTTGAGCCGGCCATCGTCGCCGCCTAGGTTCAGCCGTCGATTCTGCGGCCAGATCTCGTATGACTCGGAAGGCGAGCCGTAGTACAAGAACCCCAAGCGATCGCCGTCGACAAACGGCATCCAGTTCTTCTCGCGCTCAAAGCTGTGCGGGCTTACCAAGAACTCGAGTTCATCCACGCTTGGCGAGTCAATATGCGAGATTCGGCATAGCGCCATCGTGTTGCGGCAGCGCGGGCCGTGGTGGCAGGCTGATGCCAAGTACCACCACGCATTGCGCCACCAAATAAGCCGCGCATCCTCAAGACCATCTCGAGCAGGCACGCGCAACTGACGCGCGGCATCCTCGTTGATGCGCAGCGTTTTGACTTGGTTCAAATCATCGTCAAGGTGAACTAACCAGTTGACCGTGTCAGGGCGCGGCGAGTTGCCAAAAGAGATGCCACCCTCGACGCCCAACTCGTAGTTGACTGTGCGAACTACCGCGATCAGTTCGCCCTTCTCGTTCTTGGCGATCGACGGATTGCAGGCAGGATATTCGCCCGGTATATCCAAACGGATACACCGCACACCATGATCCTTGAGTATCAGGCAGCCTTCGGTGGCGGGGAACCCTTCGGCGGCTCTGGCGGCTTCTTGGCCTCCGGCTTCGGCGGGGCTTTCTTGTCTAGGCGCTTTTGAAACAGCGCCACGTCGCTTGGCTTTAGCATTCATGAATCTCCTCACATGTGAATAGTGGAAGGCATCCCATAGTCACGGATCTGCGTGGCTTGTGATACCAGTTCTGGGACAACGGTCAGCACGCGCAGGTGCGGCAGCGCGTACCACTCGAGCAAAATATCCACCGGCGTGTTGGCTGGCTTGGTGTACTGCTGCAAGGTCGGAATCGCACGGCGGCGGTGCCAGATCGCAGCGGTGCAGAGCGGATACTTGATCTCGTACAGCTCGCGATGCACTTGCTGGGTGGGCTTGCCGTCTGTGCAACATGAGTTCATATACACAAGGTCGCACCACTCTGGGACTTCTTGGCGCAATATCTTCCAGCGCTCGTTGAAGTTATCCGGCAGTATGAAATCATCCTCAAATATCACGAACTCCTCGTGACCTTCGCGCCATGCAATCTGCCATGCAATGTGCCATGACAGCACGAGACACGTCGCGCCGCGCGTGACGTAGTAGTCCGTGTGCATCGGTATCTCGGACTTGACCTGCATCGTCTTGCCAAAGATGCCGTAGATAAAATCCA